AGGCGTTTTGTTGAGCTGCAGTTAATCCAAGTCTTGCTGCTTCTTGTCTAGCTCTCTCACCTGCATCAAAAGCTCTTTGATCAAGTTGTTCTTGTGTTTGTCTACCTCTTTCTTCAATACCAAATTTTTGTAATCCAAACTGTGCTGCACCTAATCCAGCAGCTCTTTCTCTTTCAAGTTGTTGTTGTGCTGATTGGAAAGCAGATTGACTTCCTCTTGCTTGTATATCATCTAATTGTTGTCCAAGATTCCTTTCTCTTTCTGCCTGCATTATAGCTTCACGATAACCACCTAAACCACCTGATCTCGTAGCTGCATCTGCAGTTTTATCACCTAACATTTCTGATTGTCTTAGAGCTTCTCTTTTTTGTATGTCTACAACATTTTGTTGATATGGAGACATAAATCTTTCTAAGTTTTCTTCATAGCTTAAAGGAACATAATTTTGATCTAATTGACCAGCTCTATATTGTGAATCTCTAGCTAAAGGATCATAAGTAGAAAAAGCATCTCTTGCTTGATAACCAGATTGTAATCCTCTTGCTCCAAAACCTAATCCAAGGTCCCTAGCTTGATAACCAGAATCTACTAATCCTGCTTGATAACCAGAATCATATCCTTGTGCATCATAAGTATTACCTAAAAATCCTGCATCATATCCAGAACCATATGGTCCACCTAGCATAGAAGCTCTTTGTGAAGCTAATTGATATTCAAAAGGAGTTCCTGCTTGAGCATAACCTCTAGTCATAGCTTGTGATGTTAATTCATCTGGTGAAAAATAAGCTATTCTTTCGCCACCATAAGGTGTATATGGTTGATTAGATTCAGCTTCTCCTCTTTTGAGTAGTCTCTCAAAATAAGGTTGTACGTATTCTGGTAAATCAGTCTGAGTTACCCTTGTTTCTGTTGGTGCTGCTGGTGCACTACTACTTCTACCACCCATTATTTACTGTCCTCAAATTCATATTCAAAAAATATTGATGTTTTTTGCCAATTATCTTTTGACTTAATCCAGTTCCAAAAACCTTCTCTGCCAACGCCTTCTATGCCATTGCAGTCATTAGCTTTTGCCCATTTATATATAACTTCTAACCCTCTGTCTGCCCATTCATTCATTTTCTTACCAGCTACATGATCAATATTTAACATTCTTTTGCCAGTAGGATATTGACTTATTTTAGTAATAGCACAACCTGTAATTTCTAAAGTTTCTGTATCAAATATAATCCATAAAGAACAAATATTTCTTATGCAATCATAAAATATATCTTTAGTAGTTGCTCTACCATTAGAACGATTACAAGATTTTTGTAAAAATTTTTCACAATCCTCCCATACTAAAGTAATTCTATCACTTGGCATCAATGATATATCAAATCCTTCTTTTGTTTCTATTTTTTCTGCTACTTCATTCATCTTGGTAATACCTTATTTGGATTTATTCGACCTGCTTGTTTAGTCGTGCCTGTTTTTTCTGTTCTAACTCTATCTAACATAGCATCTAATTGTTTAGAACCAGCATCAGAACTACCATCTCCTAACATAGATACAACATCTGCAGGAATAATATACTCATCTTGTGATACAGCAGCAGCAGTAGTATCTGCTCCTATTGACATAGGTAAGTCATCAGCCATGCCACTATTGCCATTGCCTCTAATTAATCCTTCAGTTTGTGCATCTAAATTGCCTGCAGCTTGTCTTAGTATTTGATCTCGCAATATCATAAATTGTTCTTGTCCATACTTAACAATAAACTCATTTACAACATCACTATTATCAGTTTCTCCTAAAATAAACTGTATAGTTTCTTGTACTATAGGGTCTTGCATCATATCTGTTGATTGACCAGCAGGCATATTTACATCTTGACCTTCTTGATAACCCATTGCTTCTACAGCTTCTCTACCTTTCTCTGTTTTAGCTAAAGCTTTTAAACCTTCATTAGGTAGTTCTTTATCGGTGTCTCCACCTTCTGCAAACATAGGTGCATTAAACATAGGAGTATTAGTCATAGGTCTAATACCAAATGGTTGAGGCTGAGGTCTTGGATTTAAACCACTAGCTGTTCCAAGTGGAAATCTTCCAAAACCTGTACCACCCATTGTTCCAGTCATCATACCTCTACCTGGCTCTCCTATTGATATAGGTGGTTGTGGTCTATTAATAGGTATAGTTACATCTGCTCCACCTTCAATAGGTATTGTCATACTTGGTGGTGGTGGTGCTGGTACTGGTTCCGCTACATCAACAGGTTCTGGTAAATCATCATATATAGTTCCACCACCTGGTAAAGGTTTAGCAAAATCTATTGGATTAGGTCTAGGCATACCTGGTGGTTTGCCACCAAATATATCTCTATCTCCTGGTCCAGTTACTGGTAACTCACCTGGATTAGGCAAACCTGGTGTAGGAAAATGACCATGTGCTGGTCTATTAATCATTTCAGGATATACAAACTCATCACCAGTATCAACTGGAGAGGGATTAAAAGCTCCACCTTTTGGAGATGGCACTGGTCCACCAACATTTGGTGGTGGTGTTATTGGGTCTGGTACTGGATCAGGAGTTGGTTCTGGATCAGGTCTTGGACCTCCTCCACCTCCTGGTCCTGGTCCTGGTCCTGGTCCACCTATTGATGGTGGTGGTGTTGGTCTGCCATATCCTGGAAATGGCATAGGTTGTTGTACAAATCTAGCATATGGATTTAACATTTGTTGCATTTGTGGTACACCATAAAATCCTTGATAACTAGATGATTGCATAAATGGATTACCATATCCTGAAAATCTAGGTGGTCTACCAAATCTAAATCCTCTTTCATCAAAAGTAGGACTACCACCTAGGTACGCAACATCTCCACCTCCCATTGGTCTCCTTCTTTGTCCAAACAAACCACCAAATCCACCCCTTCTAGGTGGTGCAAAAGAATTAAAACCTTGATTTTGTTCCTGACCCTGATTAAAACCTAAATCAGTTGCAGTTGGATTTATTGATTCAAAATATGAAAACTCAGGCTGAAAACCTGGCATAAAACCTCTAGGAATAGGTCTTGGTGCCCTACGAGCAGGTAGATTATATCCACCTGTTAGAGGAAAAGGATTATTACCTACACCAACATTCCCATCATCGCCATTAAAATAAACATTACGACCTCTTAGATAACCTGTTTTACCTCCACTAGCCATAGGTATTTGTTCAGGATACTTTTCATACATTAATCTTTTTCTTTCTTCTTCATCAATATCCATTTCAGCTAACATTCTTTCAAATTCTTCTTGTGACTGTATAACACCTGCTGTACCTGCTGCAGTTCCTGCTAACATACCAGTTGGAGTCATTGCAGCACTTCCTAATGCCTGAAGTCCCTCATCAAGTCCACCACTAAATAATCTTTGACCTGATTGTATTAAACTTGAATCTGGTGTAATTGGTGCTGTTGCTGCAGTTGGTGGTCCAACAAAAGTCGGATCAACTGCTGGTGTTGGAATTCCTTGTGCTGCTTTATTTAAAGCTTTTCCACCTAATCCTGCTGTAAGACCTGATAGTAATGCTTTAGAACCAGAACCACCTGTTTGTGCATAAGTAGCTAAACCTGCTCCTATTCCTGACATAGCTGCTGCTGATAAGCCAGTAACACCCATTGCACTAAAAAGCGTAGGTGCTAATAAACTTCCTAACATAGGTGCTAAAAAAGGTAAGAAAGCTTCAGGTTGTCCTGTTTCTGGATTTATTGTAATAGGCATAGCAGATGCTAATCCTTTAACTTCTGCAGGATTAACATGAAGAAGCATAGAATCGCCAAAACGACCTTGTGCTGCTACATTCTTGGTTTGTTGTTGAATATCCATTATCTATCTTCCTCTTTTGTTTCACAGCCAAACATATTAAAACTCATGTCAACTGCACTTGTATAAACTTTTACTACATCTGTTTGATTTAAGGTTATGCCTAAAACAATAGCAAAAGAATCATTTGCTGCTACTGATTTATCATAAAAAAGAAACTGCTTATCATCAGCAGTTGCACCAGCAACATGAACACTTAATCTAAATGTTATTGCTGATCCTGTTCTATTTGCTGCAACTATTGAACTTACTGTTGTTTGTGTCATATCAGGACAGGTATAAAGTGTAGTAGTTGTAGTTGCTGCTGGGTCTACTTGACCTAAAACTTTTAGATTATCAGCCATGCTTCATTCCCATTAATAAAAATTGTTGTCTCTTTACAGCTTTGCTTGATACAACATCTTGCAATCTACTTAATCTACTAACTTCAGTAGCTAAATCCTGTATAGCTTGTTCTGTAATTCTTCTTGATACTGTTTCTTCTGTAGCATCATATTCTTGTCTAGGTATTGGTAATACTATAGTTTTAGGATGTGCCATTATCTTTTACCATCTGGTCTTATATCTAATCTTACATCACCTAATCGCCAACCATAGTCATTTGATGAATTAGATACTCTTATTGCACATTGTCTACTTCTAGCTCTAGTATTAGTAAATGTAGAAGCTGGAGTAACTGAAACAGTAGATAATGTTGATAAATCTTCTAAAGGATAGTTTCTACCTTTTATAGTAATAGTTACATCATCAGTTGTTGATTGCTGATCTCTAAACTGTACATCAGGTATTATACTATTAACTGCTATAAATTTTTCTCCATCTGGGTCTAAATCAAAATCACTTGATTCTATAAATGCAGTAAAATCAGCACCATCATCACTATGACCTATTTCATGTCTAAAAATATAGTTACTATTGCTTGTGCTACTATTTTTACTTGCAGCTATAGGATTAGTTAATATTAATGCTTGATCCCAAGCTGTTCTTACAAAATTATCTGCAGTAGTTCCTATAGACCATACCTGTTCTAAATAATTATATAAAACATATCTATTTATTTCTGAACTATCTTTTGAAGGATAAAACCACATAATCTCATTAGCACTATCATTTACAGCACCAAATATTTTAAATGCTTGTCCTTGATTAAGATCACTTAAAACATAATCTAAAACTGTGCATGGCAATCTTTGTGCAGAACCTGAGTAAACATAAAATCCACCATTATCCATAAAATAAACACTATTGTTTGCACTAACTGCTGCATTTGGAGATATTAAAGAAGGACCTTGTGCAACTTCATTAAAAGAAAAAACAAATGGTGCTCCTACAAATCTCATAGAAATAATACCTGCATCTGTCCAAATAAGTATTTCTTGCCTTGTTTGTAAAGCTCCTATAATTGTAGAGCCCATAGATAATTGCACACCACCAGCTTGATTTGTTGCAGTTGGTGTCCAATCGGTAATACTTTCTGTATCTGAAAATCTTACTAATAAAGGGTCTAAAGTTGATGATCCTACAGGATTACAACCAAAAGTAATTACATGACGATCTACATCAGAAACCATTGTTTGTAATGCTATCGTAGGGACATCACTAGCTCCAGCTTTTGTTGTTACATTTACTGCTCTAGTGCTAGTTCCTGATGATTCATCCCAATAAAATATACCGCCAGCTCTTGGATTTAAAACTGTATCATCACCAAAATTATCTATTGACCACAATCTAAGTTGATTAGCAAAAGATAAAGCTGTTGTAGAACCCCAAGTCCCAGCACTCCATGTTCCTGCACCCCATCCTGTTGATGATACATAAGAATCTAATCCAGAATTTAATTGATATACACCAACTATAGAACTACCACCATTGCCAGTATCACTTGAATTAGCTGTTGCAGTAGCTGTAAAAGTAAATGTATTAGCATTTGGAACAGTATCTATTTGATATTCTTGATTTAAAACTGTAGCAGTAATATTACCACCCAAACTAACAGCACTACTAAATGTAACAAAATCTCCTGCTACTGCACCATGAGAAGTATCAGTTGCTGTAATAGTTGAACTTCCATTTGTTGCTGCAAATGTTACATCTCCTGCAGATGTTGTGCTTCTAATAGGAGTTACATCAGCATATTGATTACCCTCTAATACATAAAATTTTTGATGAGTACCTAGAGTTATATAATTTGTACCACTAGCAGCTTTATAAGAATAAATTTTTCTTGATGTACCAATAAAACTATCAGTGCTTTGTTTTTGCCAACCACCTATTCTTTCAGGTCTACCTTTACGAAATCTAACTTTATCTGCATCAAACCAGCCACCTTCATTACTATAGTTGGTGCCTTCTTTGTTTATTCCTGGTCTAAATACATACTTTCTTAATGGCATATTTAAACCTCATGCCATTCTTTACCTTCAAATAGTAAAGATTCTGCTAATCTTCTTCGCTCTAAACCTGGTAAAACTACTTTTTCTCCATTTACTCTTGCTTTATTCCATTTACGCATTTGATGTGGAACTTCATCTTTTTTATTTTCGTTTAAAACTCTTAACATAGTGCTACTATTTAGGTTTGTAGGACCTAAGTTATAAGTCCAAGCTACTAAAGCATCAAATTCATTTTGTTCTAATGGCACAGTTACAGCACTATTTACATAAGAACCATAGACTGGTAATTCTTCTTTTAACCATTCTTCTGCTTGCTCTTGTGTACAAGTATCGCCTTCTTTTACATTTTTAATTCTGCCAAATCCTATTGTCCATTTTCCTGCAGCACACTTGTAGGCTTTAAACTCACAACCCTCAAACTTTTTTATTAAGCTTATACCTTCTTGTGAAATATTCATATTAGTTCTCCTCTTGTTTTGTGGTAACTTCTCTGTAATACACCACAACATCTTTTAATTCTGTTATGTATCGTTTAATTTCTTGCATATTATATGCCATGACTTCATAATCAGGGACAGTCATAGCTAAAAATACTAATTCTCCTTCTTGGTTCTCTATAACTTTAAACTGTTCTTCAAAGTTTTCTGGTGTTATTGTTAACCATCTTACCTCTTTCAAATCAATTTCTCTTGGCATAACAGGCTGAATAATAGTCCTGTCTATAGGTTTTGCAGTAACTTCTATTTGTTTAGTTGGAATTAGGCTGCAACTGCAAACCATCATCAAGATCGTCAACTGTAACGCTGATTTTCTCAATATCTTCCATAATGTGTTTTGTACCATTATTTATCTTCCTTTGCATTTCTGTAGGATCAGTTAATATTTTTGCTGTTAATTGATAATTCTGTATAAATTGAGTATATCTATTAAGCTCTCGTTGTGCTTCTTGACTTTTCTTAGTCATATCTTGCAGTTGTGTAGTTTGTAAAGCAAAATCATTTTGTAAAGTTTCTATTGCTTCTTCTTGTGTAGCTATTGCTCCTTCTAAAGCAATATTATTTGCTTTTAAAGTATTGTTTTCTTGATATAACCAATAACTACTTAAACCTAAAATTAATATTATTCCTATTAATATTTGTTGCACTACATATCCTCTATAATATAATTTAAACCTGCTGCACTTCTATATTCTACTATTTTATCTTCTTCATCTCTAAATTTAAGATGTTTTTCTTTTTGTATAATTATTTTTTTAGCAACATAATTTCTATCATCTGCATCACCATATTCTTTATTAAAAGAAACAGTAACTTTATATCTAGTTCTAAATAAACTTAAAATCCAATCTAATAATAATTTTAGTTTTAATTCCATGTATATATTGTTACCTTTTTTTGTTTACCTTTAACAGATATTGGTTTTAATAACTTTAACTTATGTTTACATTCTTTTTTTGTAGAATAACCTATGACTATATCTTCTCCCACTTCTTTAGTAGAGCTTTCTAATCTAGCTGCAAGATTAACAGCATCACCTATAGCTGTATAATCAAACCTTGTTTCGCTTCCCATATTGCCTACAACAGCATATCCAGTATTAACACCTATGCCAATTTCAACACCTAAATTTGCTTGTTTTATATTATCTTGTATTTCTTTAGCACAATTAACAGCAACAGTTTCATGTTCTTCTAAGTCTATTGGAGCATTAAATATAGCCATCATTGCATCACCAATATATTTATCTACCATACCACCATACTTTTTAACTGCATCTGCTTGTATTGTTAAAGCTTTGTTCATTATATTTGTTACTTCTTCAGGTTCTAATTTTTCAGACATAGAAGTAAATCCTCTTACATCTGTAAATAAAAACGTGCAATATCTACGTTCTCCACCTAATACTAAAGAACTTGGATCATCTTGTAGTTTTTTAACTTGTCTTGGATCAAGATAGTGTTCAAATTGTTTCTTAATTTGTTGTCTTAGTTTGTATTGTTCTCTAAATCGTAAATAGAAACCTATAGAAGCAGTTATAAATTGAGATATTAAAGTCCAACTAACATCTATAAGTATTCCACGCTGTATTAAATAGTATCCAGAAAATATTGTTAATAAAAATAATAGACTGGTAAATGTTATTCCTAGCGTTATTCCAAAAATATTTATTAAAAACCAAACAAAAGTTACTGTTATCACT